GAAGAAGGTGCTCATGAGAAATCCCCTAAATGTCTTGGGTGGAAATTTAGGGGATTTTGGGGAATTTTGCAAAGGTCTCAGCAGGTCATTCCAACACCGACCCCGGCGCCGTCAACGGCAGCGACCGCGAGGCCGACATCGCACAGGATATGCGCAACATCGTCGCTTCCATCCTCCGCACCGACTTCGGCTTGGAGGTCAAGACCGATGGCGAGGGCAAGGGCAATCTGCCTTTGCGGGAGGCAGTCAAACTCATTAAAGGCAGCCGCTTGGCCGTCGAGTTCCACACCAATGCGGCACTCAATAAAACCGCGACAGGCATCGAAGCCTTATCCACCCCAAAAAACAAAGCCGCCTGCCAGCGCCTGTGCCGTGCTGTGGAACAGGCCACAGGCTGGAAGCTGCGCGGCGAAGACGGCTATAAGCCCGACAATGCCGGCCAACATAGCCGTCTGGCCTACGCCCAAGCCGGCGGCATCATCCTCGAGCCGTTTTTTATTTCCAACGACGCGGACTTAGCCCAATGGAAGCAAACCAAATGGAGCATCTGCCGCGCCATCGCTAACGCCATTGCCGAAGAGGTTAAAGCATGAAAGAGAAAAAAACATTGGTGGCGCTGGCACTGTCTGCCGTGTTGCCGAGCCTAACCCACCCCACACCCCGGCTGGAATATTCGATCGGTTCAGGCAGCTACCCGCTTAGCGGCCGCCGCAGTGGTGTGGCTGCCGCCAGACGCGCCGCCAAACGGCGCAGGAAGGCTGGAAGATGAATAGCCTTAAAAACTGGCTTGCCGGCGCGTTTACCAACCCATCCAGCGGCCAAGCCAGCCACACCAAGGTATGGGCCAACGTGGCCTACGCCGTGATGACTTACAAATTTGTCATGGCACCCGAACCGGTGGAGTGGATGTGGTGGAGCTACGGCTGCATTGTGGGCGGCTACGCCCTCATCAAGCGCGGCCTGTCCATCATCCCGCAGCTGGAACAGATCAAACAACAGGGAGATCAAAATGTGGATGCTACCGACGAATAAATCTTTGCTGTACGCACTCGGCATCGGCCTGACATTGGCCAGCGTATACGGTGCGGGCTACACCCACGCCCGCCGCCTCTACCGCGCCGAAATCACACAGCTACAGCAGCGTCATACCGAGCAGGCGCTGGCCGCCGAACAAGCCTACAGTGCCAAGCTGGCCGAAATCAGTGCCGAGCGACAGAAATGGTACGACTTCGCACAAGGCCAATCGGCCAAGTTGGCTGAAACCTCCCGTCAATTGGACACCCAAACCATACGCATCAAACAGGAGATAGCAAATGCAGTCAAAAACGATCAAAGCAGCGGCCGTTGTTACAGCGGCCTTGGCGCTGGCAGCCTGCAGCTCTACAAACAAGCCCTTGGCTACACCGATTAAGGTGGTGGAGCGCCCGGTGCTGCCACCCGCTGCTGCTGAACTGCTGGCCGAGCATCCGCGCCCGGCACCGCCGGTTTCAGGCAGCCCCACCGATTTGCTCAATCACGCCGCCGACTACGGCGCATGGTGCGGCAAGCGTGATACACAGGTGCGCGGGTGGCAGGAATGGTATCGGAGCAAGCAGTAATGGATATTTCAGACAGAGCCACCCAGCAGGAGGAGCTGGCGCGTGAGGAGGCACTACGCCAAATCAGGCTACCTGAAAATCCGGCCGCCACCTCGCTCTTGTACTGCGTGGATTGCGGCGCCCGCATCCCCAAACGTCGCCGCCTGGCCGTTCCCGGCTGTACCCGCTGCGTGGGCTGCCAGGCCTATCACGAAATCGGATACCCCTGAATCATGGATAACAGAACCTTTATCAGTATCGAATTTTGGCAAATCGTCTCTTTCCTAATGGGCTTTTTGGGCGTGTGCTGGATGTTCAGCAAGATGCTGCTCACCCACTACGAAAGCCGGTTGGCGCAGGTTTACAACAAAAGCGAAGAGTTAGAAAAAACCGTTAACAGCCTGAAAGAAACCCTGCCGCTTAACTACGTTCTACGTGAAGACTACATCCGCGGGCAGGCGGTATTGGAAGCCAAAATGGACGCACTCCATAAAACCATCAGTGACCTTTATAAATTGGAAAGTGGGAAAAAATGATGCAACAAGCCCGTACTGCCGGCCTGCGCTGGCAGATTATCAGCATTCTTAACAAGGCCCGACCGCACACTTCATCGGAAATCATGTTGCTGGATATCCTGCGGGCAATCTATGCCGACACTACGGCCACCGAATTGCGGCGCGAACTGGACTATTTGGCTGACCGCAAGTTAGTGGATCTGGTCAAGCAGCCCATCGGCATGTGGCTGGCCGACCTGACCCGATTGGGTGTGGACATCGCCGAATACACCATCGACTGCCAGCCCGGTATTGCCCGTCCGCCCAAATACTGGGAGGGCTGATTATGGCACGCCGCAGCACCATTGCCCTGTTGCCGGACGATGTCCGCCACGAGTTCGAACGCCGGCTGGCGGCCAATGCGTTCGGCAACTATACCGAGCTGACAGAATGGCTGAACGCACAGGGTTACGAAATCAGCCGTGCGGCCGTACACCGCTACGGCCAAAAGGTCGAGCGCCGATTTGCCAGCATCAAGGCCAGCACCGAAGCCGCCCGTCTGATTGCCGAGGGCGCATCCGATGAAGGCGACACCCGTTCCGAAGCCCTGATGGCGATGTTGCAGACTGAGTTGTTCGATGCATTGGTCGCCATTGGCGAGATACCGGATACCGAACTGAATGTGGTTGACCGCTTCGGCATGATGTCGGAGGCAGCCAAAAAGATTTCGGCACTCACTTCGGCCAGCACCCGTCTGAAGCAATGGCAAAGCAACCTGAAAGAGAAGATGGATGCCAAGTTTGCTGCGCTCGAAGCCGAATCGGCCAAGCAGGACAGCGGCCTCGACCCGGAAACACTCAAACGCATCAGACAGGAAGTATACGGGGTGTTTTCATGACACAGCCGGCCTTAACCCTCTATCCCTACCAGCAGCGCTGGTTGGCCGACCACAGCCGCTTCAAAGTCGGTATGTTTGCCCGCCAGACGGGCAAAACCTTTACCACCACGCTGGAAATCGTGTTGGACTGCTTAGATGCGGAATCGCAAGGCAAACGCACGCGCTGGGTCATCCTGTCACGCGGTGAGCGACAGGCGAAAGAAGCAATGAACGAAGGCGTGAAACGCCATCTGGAAGCGGTCGGTGTGGCCTGCGAAGTGATGCAGGTGCCGTTCGACGCCACCACCAATGCCCTAGAAGTGGTGCTGCCCGGCGGCAGCAAGATTACCGCACTGCCCGCCAATCCCGACACCGCCCGCGGCTTCTCGGCCAATGTGTTTCTCGACGAGTTTGCCTTCCATAAGGACAGCCGCGAAATCTGGAAGGCGCTGTTCCCGGTCATCTCTGCTGGTTGGAAGCTGCGCGTGGTTTCCACGCCGAACGGCAAGGGCAACAAATTCTACGAGCTGGTTACCGACGAAAAGAATAAGGAATGGAACCGCCACATCGTCGATATCCATCAAGCGGTGGCCGACGGCCTGCCGCGCGATATCGAACAGCTGAAGGCCGGCCTGAACGATGATGATGCCTGGGCGCAGGAGTTCGAGCTGCAATGGTTGGACGAAGCCAGTGCCGGGCTGTCCTACGATCTGATTCACGGGGTGGAAGATGAGCAGGCCGGGCTACCTGAAAACTACACCGGTAATCCTTGTTATGTCGGCGTCGATATCGGCATCCGCAACGACCTATTTGTGATTTGGGTGTTGGAGCAGGTGGGCGACGTGATGTGGACGCGCGAACTGATTACCCGCCGCCGTGCCAGCTTCGCCGAGCAGGACGTCCTGCTGGACGAGGTGTTCGAACGCTACCGCGTACTGCGCTGCTGCATGGATAAAACCGGCATGGGCGAAAAGCCGGTGGAAGACGCGCAACGCCGCCATGGAGAGAGCAGGGTGGAAGGTGTGCTGTTCAATACCGCCTCCAAACTGGCGCTGGCCACTATCGGCAAAGAGGCGTTCGAAGATAAGAAAATCCGTATCCCTATCGACCAACACCTGCGCAGCGATCTGCACAAGCTGCAAAAAACCACCTCCGCCACCGGCGCGCCGCGTTTTGTGGCCGAATCCGATGCCAACGGTCACGCCGACCGAACTTGGGCGTGCTTTCTTGCCCTCAATGCCGCCGACGGTGAGACCGGCCCGGTACGTGTGGCCAGCCGTAAAATCCGCCGCCGCAGCCCCTTAACCCGAGGATACTGATATGGCCAAACCCCACTTCAAACTCAAAACCGCCAACGGTGCGGTTACCCTCCAACCCGCCGACCTGACCGCCCACCTCGCCGTTGCCCAACGCTTTTGGGGCATCGGCGGTTTCGGCGGCTATCTGCCCAATCCCGACCCCGTGTTGAAAAAGCTCGGGCGCGACATCTCGGTTTACCGCGAGCTGCTGTCCGACCCGATTGTCGCCGGCCATGTGCGCCGCCGAAAGTCGGCGGTGGCCGGTATGGAATGGCGCATTGAAGCCAACGGTGCGCCTGACACGGTCTGCGACACCCTTGCCGAGCTGTTCTCCGGTTTTGACCTGTACCGCCTGATCAACCAAATCCTAGATGCTACCCTGTACGGCTATCAGCCCTTGGAAATCATCTGGCAGCGGGGCAGTCTGTGGCTGCCGTCCGAAATCGTGGCCAAGCCGCAGGAGTGGTTTCAGTTCGACCAAGACGGGCAGCTGCGCTTCCGCCTTTCAGGCAGCCTGAACGACGAACCGGTACCGGCCTTCAAATTCCTGTGCCCGACCCACAATGCCAGCTACATCAACCCATACGGCATCGGCGATTTGTCCTGCATCTACTGGCCGACCATCTTCAAACGCGGCGGTCTGAAATTCTGGGCGGAGTTCAGTGAGAAATTCGGCGCACCGTGGATCATCGGCCGCGAGCCGCGCAGCAATACCGACCAAGACACCGACCGCCTGCTGGATGCTTTGGAGCAGCTAATCGGCAACTCGGTGGCCACCATCCCTGATGACAGCAGCGTCGAAATCAAAGAGGCGGCTGGTAAACAGGGCAGCGCCGATGTGTACGACCGCTTTATCCGCTACTGCCGCTCCGAGATTGCGATTGCCTTGCTCGGCCAAGACCAGACAACCGAGAAAGACAGCACCCACGCCAGCGCCACCGCAGGTTTGGAGGTAACCAAGGATATTCGGGACAACGATTGCCGCATCGTCGAAGGCTGCCTGAACCGGCTCATTGACTGGATCTGCGGTTTCAACTTCGCTGCCGACACCCCGCGCCCGCAGTTTGTTTTGTACACCGAAGAAGCAGGCGACAAGACCTTGGCCGAACGTGACCAAATCCTGACCGGCTGCGGTGTCCGATTATCCGAAAGCTACTGGAAACGCGCCTACAACCTGAGCGACGACGATATTATTCAGGTAGCCTCTCCGCCAAATGCGACGCCGGCGTCACCTTTGGCCGACTTCGCCGAGCACCGGCCGGCTGCCGATGCCGGCTTGGTCATCGACAGCCTCGTCCCGCTTTCAGGTAGCCTCAATGCACAGGGGCAGGCATTAACCGATATCTTAATTGGCAGCCTGAAACAGGGACAAGCCACGCCTGAAGCAGTGCTGGACAGGCTGACCGCCGCTTATCCCGAGATGGATGACACTGCCTTGCAGGAAGAGTTGGCACGGCTAATCTTCCTGGCCGAACTGGTCGGCAGGGTGGAAGCTGCTGAGGAGCTGGCCGAATGAACCCCGAAGACATCAAAGCCGTCTTCGGCATGCAGCCCGAAGCCGCCGTGGCCTATCTGAGGCAGAAGAACATCAACGTATCGTGGGACTGGCAGGACATGCTGGACGATGCACACGCCACCGCCTTTACCGTGGCCAAAACCGCCCGCATGGGTGTGGTCGGCGGTATCTATGCCGCTGTGGGCAAA